GAACTTCCGAGAGAATTTAACTCACACAATCACAAACGATGAGTATTTAAAAATATCTGAATTACACGCTCAGTATTTTAATCACAAATTAAATTTACCTTGCAAGTGCAGTCCTAAAATAATACAAAGTTATATCGATGACTTAAACGAGTACTGGAGTAGTAAACCAAAACCACGCTCACGATGAGTAATGAACACCACAAGTGGGAGAAAGGCATAGTATTGCTTCTTACTTTGGATGGTTGGGATTTAGAATGGACCGGAGGAGAGTTTGAGCATTACGATGCAAGAGGCAAAACACCGAAAGGATTTGATTGCGTAATAGAGTTTAAATTAAGAAATGCTTACTATCCAACAAAAATAATAGAGAAGTATAAATACGATAAATTAATGCAAATGGATTGCCTAAAGTTTTATTATGTATTTGACTCCAAAGGAAATTATCTTTATTTACTAGATACATTAAAACTACCTGAGTTAGAAAGTATGGATATGCAAAAAACAACCTATTTTAAAAATACCAATACTGTAAACAAAAATGTTTATATGCTTTCAGAGAGCCAAGCATCAATAATAAATAAATACTAAAAATTTGTTAATAAACTAAAAAAGATTATCTTTGTAAAATAACTAAAACTAAAATAATATGAATGAATTAATTAGAACAGAAGCTCTACTAAAAGAGATAATAGCAGACAGAGAAAGAGCCAAAAAAGAACTAGCAGAGCAAATAGAGGAAATAACTAGACTTGTAACGATATGAAAGTTTTAAACTTATACGCTTGTTTGGGAGGCAATAGACTTTTATGGGAGGATTGCGAAGTTACTGCGGTTGAACTCGACCCAGAAGCTGCTAGATTATACCAAGAGAGATTTCCAAACGATACAGTTATAGTAGCAGATGCACACCAGTATTTATTAGACCATTACAAAGAGTTTGATTTTATTTGGAGTTCGCCACCTTGCCCTAGCCATTCTAGAGCAGCATTCGGAGCAAGAAAAAGCGATACAAGTAATCATAAGCCAGTATTCCCAGATTTAAAATTATACGAAGAGGTTTTATTCCTTAAACATTATTTTGATGGCAAATATTGCGTAGAGAATGTAATCCCTTATTATGAGCCATTGATAGCTGCAAAAAAAAGAGGCAGACATTTATATTGGACTAACTTTTTACTTCCTAATGATTTGGGAGAAAGAAAATCAATATCAATGCAAAGCAAAGACGAAGTAACTCAATGGTGCGAATTCCATAAGTATGACTTTAGACAATACAAAGGAGAGCAAAGAATAGATAAGATAGCAAGAAACCTAGTAGACTATGAAGCTGGTAAAACTATTTTTAATATTGCTAGAGGCATAGTAGAAAAATCAAATATTAACCAAACACAATTATTTTAATGATAGTATTAATAGACGCAGACAGTTTAATATGGAGCAGTTGTTATAAGCAAAAAGAAACTCCAGAGGATACCGGTTACCATAATATCGAAGAGGCCAAAGACAAGTATAACGAGGTAGTAATGAAAATAATCAATACTATTGAAGTTGATCACGAAGTCGATAAGGTAATAACATTCGCTGGAGCAAGAGGAAACTTTCGTAAACAGATAAGCAAAACATATAAAGCGAATAGAATAGACAGAGAAATTCCTCCGATATTAAATGAACTCCAGGACTATGTAAAAGAGCAATACGATTCAAAGCAAGGATATGGAGTAGAGACAGACGATTTAATAGCAACCTACTGGACTAATCTTACAGAGACATTCGGAAGAGACGAAGTTATAATAGTAAGCATAGACAAAGACTACAAACAACTTCCTTGCATCATTTATGACTATCACTATAAGAAACAATGCTACCATAACATAACAGAGGCAGAGGCAAAGTATAACTTTTATGAGCAAATGATTGTAGGAGATACAGCAGACAATGTAAACTTTTGCAAAGGATATGGAGTAAAGTACGTTAAAAACGCATTTAAAGACTGTTTAAGCGATTATAATTATATTCGAGTAGTATTTAGCCTATTTAAAAAAATATACAAGCAGAAAGCCAGAGAGAGATTTATAGAATGTTACTTACTTTTAAAATTAAAAACAAAATAATAATGGAATACAAATTAATTGCAGCAGAGATAAAACAAATACTAGGAGTTAATGTATTTGAGAACTCACGAAAGAGACCAGTAATAGATGCAAGGAGTCTTTTTTGCTACATACTACGCAAAGATTTTAATTTAACGTTACATAGTATAGCAGAGATATATAAGAGCAATAAAAAACCTTATAATCACGCAACAGTAATACACTCGGTAAATAATTATGAATTGGCTTGTAAATATGATATGAGACTAGAAGAGATAAGATGTAAAATTCTAAAAATAACAAACCCTCAAGCAGTACTTATAAATAGAATAAGAGACATACACGACACAGACAGATTACAAGGCTTACATAACTTAATAGACTTTCAAGAGCAACAATTAAAATAATAAGATATGGGAAAGAGAAAATACATAGAGACACCAGAGAAACTATGGGAGTATTTCCAAGAGTACAAAAAAGAGACAAAGAGCAAACCATTTCTAATTAAAGACTGGGTAGGCAAAGACGCTTTTAATGTACAAAGAGAAAAAGAAAGACCACTTACAATAGAGGGACTAGAATGCTGGTTATTTGATAAAGATATTATAGGCGATTTAAGCCATTATTTCGCAAATACGGATAATAAATACTCAGATTATTTAACTATCTGCCACGCGATAAAAAAAGCAGTACGTCAAGACCAGATTGAGGGAGGTATGGCTGGAATGTACAATCCAAGTATAACACAAAGATTAAATGGGTTAGTAGAGAAAACACAAACCGAAGTGAACATAACCAAGTTCGAATTTGATGAGTAAAATAAAAGGTTATAAGCCACATCCAAATCAGAGGCAAATACACGATTCAATTAATAATGATCCATACAAATATTATGTATTGAATATAGGGAGGCAGTTTGGTAAAACGATGCTGGCTATTAATCAAATGTTATATTGGGCAATCAATAATAGAGGTTGCAATATTGCTTGGGTAACACCCGTATATAAGCAAGGTAAAAAAGTATTTAGCGAATTAGAGAAAGCCACCAGATCAAGTGGCTTTTTTGAATTTAACCAAAGCGAGTTAACAGTCAAAGGATTCGGAAGTACTATCTCTTTTTTCTCAGGAGAGAGACCAGACAATATTAGAGGAAATACATTTGACTATCTTATAATCGATGAGGTAGCATTTACTAGAGAGGAACTATGGAGCGAGGTACTTTCTGCAACAGTCTTAGTCAAAGGAAAAAAAGTAATATTCATATCTACACCAAAAGGAAAAAACCACTTTCACACGTTATCACTCCAGCCAAACTATGACAATCGATATAAGTACTTTCACTTTACAAGCTACGATACACCATTCATAAACGAACTGGATCTGGAAGAGCGAAAGAGATCACTACCTAGCCACATATTTAGACAGGAATATCTAGCAGAGTTTTTAGACAATTCAAGTGGACTATTTGCAAACGTAAGGGAGTGTATCGGTGAGCCATCAAATTCAAATATATATTACGGAGGATTGGATATTGGACGAGCAGACGATTACACAGTACTCACTATAATAAACGAACACAAACAAATAGTATTTTGTGAACGCTGGAGACACGATGAGTGGACTAGGATAATAGACAAGGTAGGAGCAAAAATAAACGAGTACAATGCAAAGGTATATGTCGAGGTAAACAATCAGGGAGACGTATTTTTTGAGATGCTTAAAAAGATATGTGGGAAGAGAGTCTATCCATTTGTCACAAGCACAAAGACCAAGCCGATAATGATTGAAGACTTGGCCGTACTATTTGAGCAAAAAGAAATACAAATTTTAAACATCAGTTGGCTAGTGGATGAGTTAGAAGCTTTCACTTACATATACAACCAAACAACTAGAAATGTGCAATATTCTGCACCTCAAGGAGTACACGATGATAGTGTAATTAGTTTAGCATTATCATACCAAGCAATCAAAGATTTAAAAAACAGAGGAACATACGCAATCAAATAAAACATAAATAAGATGCCAATACCAAAAAAAGAAACAGGAGAGACTACAAGCGAATTTATCAATCGATGTATGGGAGATGAGAAAATGGTAAAAGAATAT